AATTTAATACATTAATCTATAATTAATCTATAACTAATATAACTAATATATTTATTATACTTTTAATAATAAAAATAAAATTCAAAATTACTTATACTACAATTTAACTAATTTTAATTTTAATCTACCAAGTATGTTTTTTTAAGCATTATTATCTAAACTAAACTGATCCTTTCGTGTTTCTATAATATTTTTAATTTCTTCTTCTGTGATAAATCTAACTATTTTATTAGATTTATCAAATAATATGATATCATTCTTTTTATACACTTCTTTTTCAGAACCATATACATCTTTACTAAATTTAATTAAATCAAAATAACATTTTGTTAAATCTGTAGAACTACATTTTATATATACATTAAACCATATACCTATTTTATCATATTTATTAGCCGAATAAACATCATAAGAATGCCAATTATTTGCTATATTTAAATTTTTAATTATTAAATCGCCATTTTGTTCTTTAATTCTAGTATTATAATCTTTTCCACCCATTTCACTAAATTGTGATAATTTAAACCAATTATTTTTAAATATTGGATTATATTTAAACTCTTTTTCTTCAATTGCAGTATAATAAAAGCTATTTCCTATAAAAAGTGGACGTAATTTACTTCTCCAAGATTCAAATATAATATTAACCTTTTCTTCTAGTGTTAATCCTGTATCTTTTTTAAAAAAATCAGGTGTTAATAAAGAATTCATTATTATTATAATAATTTAATATTGTATAAATCAATTTTTAAAAAATAAAATCCAAAATTACTTATACTACAATTTAAATAAATTTAATTTTAATATATTATAATATTATAATGCGTTTAACTAAAAAAAAAAATAATATATCTAAAATAACTATTGATGTTGATTTTACATCAGCAGATAAAGGCTATAATGATTTACTTAATCCAAAATTATTAAATTTTCTTCATAAAAATATGAAAAAAGGTAATAATTTAATAAATACTCAACAATTTAAACCATTTTTTCTTAAAAAAAAAACTAAATTACATTTACAAGCTATTCCTATTAAAAAATGGACATTTGGTTCACAATCATGGAAAAATATTTTATGTGAAGAATATAATGATTTTATAAAAATGACTCCATGTGATATAGGTAAAAATACTAAATTATTTGTTAAATTAAAAAGTAATCAAAATATTGGAGGATTATCCACATATTTAATGGCATTACAACTTGGTATAATTGATTTAGAAAAACATAAACAATTTGTAAAAGCTTTAAATAAAACATTTAAATCTAACCCTATTATTATTCATAATTTAGATGTTGACTGGTTTCATTTAAAACAATATAATGCTTCTTTAGAATAATATTTTTTACACTTTTAATTTAAAAATACTTATACTACAATTTTTAAATCTTACCTATAGTATGTTTTTTTAAGCAAATAATGTATTAATCACTAAATTGATTTAAAATTAAAATTGTAGTCATTATTAATGATAATTAAAAAAAATAAAACCAGAATTTCTTTTTGGTTGAATAAAAAAAGATTTTCTAAAATAGAATTAAATAAATTAATTATAACAAATGGATATTCTAAACAATATAAAAATTTATGGTATCAATATAGATTTAATACTATTAATGATTGCGTAGAAATATTACAAAAATATTTAATAAAAAATAAAATAAATATATCAACATCACAAATACAATTAATACATGAGATATATCAAACTTTAACCCATTAGTATCTTTTTTTAAGCAAACAAACATGTCATTTAACCCATTAGTATTTTTTTTTAAGCAAATAAGTTTTTTATTTAATCCTATAGTATCTTTTTTTAAGCAAATAAGTGTTTTATTTAATCCTATAGTATCTTTTTTTAAGCAACCAAACATGTCATTTAATTCATTAGTTTTTTTTTTTAAGCAACAAATCATTTTTTTTTAATTAAATCTTGTTTTCGTTTATATTTTTTTTTATGATTAGTCACAAATCCTAACTTCCCTATTTTTTCATATTCCCGAATATATCTCAATAATTTTTGTCTATCTTTTTTACTATTATTTCTAAACTCAAATCCACAATCTTCTTTACAAATTTTTATGATAGAATTACTTTTTTCTTTAAATGTTACTCCTAATTTAGGTGTTTCTTTAGATGATACCAGATTATCATTTAATTTTTCATCTATTAATGAATAATTTATAGATTCACTCAAATCTTCAATGTCTTCTAAGTTTTCTTCTTTAATAAATAAATAATTATAAGAAATACCACCTATAATAGCTGTTAAACCAGAACCAATTATATAAGATACTAATGCCATATATTATTTTAATATATTTTTAAAATATTCATTTATTTTTTAGTTTAACACTTGTTACATCATAAATTGTTTCTCCATCCTTAGTTTCATTCATAAGTTCATCTACATCTTTATATTTTGATTTATTTGATAAAAATTTTTCAATTTCTTTATTTTTAAATTTCCAATAGTTATCATTATTCCAATCATCACTATTATCCCAAATATCATTTGTTAATTCATTACTTAAAAAATTATCCTTTTTTTGTTTATAATTAAAAAAAACATATATAACTATTATTAACATAATTAATAAAAATATAACTATCATTAATATTAACATATATTTTTATGATGCTAATTTTATAAAAATATCGCCCATTCCACTATATAATTTATCTAAAGGTAAATTATTTCTTTTTTTACATTCTTTACCTGTAATATCATTATTATCTATACTTTTTATATCAATATTATCACATTTTTTTACATCTTGTAGTAAACCTATTACAAGATAATTATTATATGTAATTACTTGGTCTTCATCTAAATTATTATCTTGACATAAATATTTTTTATTTACTTCTCGAGGAAAATCTTTTTTATTACATGGATTTTTTATAACTATCATATAAATATCCTTTGATTTATATTTATGTTTAACTATTTTAGCATATTTCATTATATCACAACTACATGGCCAACAACATCTATAATAATAACCACAATACATTTGATTTGTTCCTAGTTCTTTCATTTTAATAAAATCAGGTGTGCTTCCTTCTGAAACTAATGATCCAGAAACAGGACAATATAATTTATTATATTCTAAAAAATCATTATAAGATAAGTTCAAATCTAATATATATTTATAAAATTTAGCTCCAGCAGCATTTCTATTACCATCTGGAAATATCTTATTCCAGTTTTTTGTTAAGTTATTATATCTATTACTAAATGTTTCATTTGATTTATAGATTAAATATATTAAGATATTTAAAAATAAAAATATAATTATAAATTTCATTATAATTATAAAATATTATTAATTATTAAAATCTATACATATTATAATAATAAAAGTGTGATGATATTAAACACATTTATGGTATTTTATTAATTATTATATTAGCAATTATTATTATAATATATAAAGTCTTTTTTAAAAAAAACAAAGAAGGATTTCAGCTACAAAGTTTAAAAGATGATATTGATAGCGTCAAATAAGCCTTGTTGTATCATACTGGAAATAACGCAGACGCCACGGAGAGGGAGGATCCTGTACATGAAGAATCTATCAAAAATATATAGAAAATAATATACAGAACTTATTTGAATTGGCTGCCCAACAACCGGATAAACTAAATAAAATACGAGAAAAATTAGAAATTAACACACTTAAAACTAGAATAGATAACCATCAACATTCGATCGCCGAAATCAACGGCATTGAAAGCGATAATATATGGTAAAATAGATCCTGAAAATATACAATGTATTAAACCTAATGCTGATGTATTTGAAACTGCAGATTGCCCTTGGAAATCAGACTAGTTTATTTAAATTCATATAATTTTTTTAATATATTTTAAAATAAAATATTGTATTATAATAATGAAGTGTGATAATATGAATGTATTAATGTTTATTTTATTAATTATTATTATGATATTAGTAATTAAATGTTTTGTAAGTAATAAAGAAAATTTTTCTATATTCGAGCTGACAGATTTACAAGCAAAATGTTATTTAGAACATAATCCTGACTTGGTGACAAATATGGGTGGGGATTGGCCCTCCGCTGATCCAGTAAAAATCTCATCTATTAATAACGGAAGAGAACTTATAGATAAAGCAAAAGCTCATTGGGAAATATTTGGATATAATGAACAGAATCGTAACTCTCCATTTATGTGTCTTACTGATTCTGAAGCACAATGTTATTTAGATAATAATCTTCGACTTAGAAAAGCATTTGGTTTGACTGATGAAGGAAAAGATGATCCTATTGCTAGTGTAGAGAATGGAGCTGATAAAGATTGGATTAAAGGTGGAACACATGGAAACAAAACACCTTTAGAAAAAGCAAAATATCATTGGCGCGCCCATGGAAGTAAAGAAGTTAGAAAAGATAACGAAAAAGCATCACCTTTTACATGTGCTACAGATCCAAATAACCGTAATAAATATTATGTATATCTCATTCCCAGTCCGGAAGCTGGAAATATTAAAACGATGGGATGGCCAAATCGAAGTAAATGGACCGAGCCGAATGATGTATCTATCTATCCACAACAATCATTTAATAGTAGATTTGTTATAAGTAACGACAATGTACAGCGTAATAAGATGCTTAAAGAAGGACAATTTAGTGAGATTGTAGCTGTGAGTATTGTTGGAAAAATGCAAAGCGGGCGGTACATTAAAGACGATTATACTATTAAAGAACGTGAAGATTTAAAAAAAAAATCAGAATCTTTAACTAAAAGCGATTTAAAAGAAATGCTTAGTAATTCAGAAACTAAATTAAAAATTGCTTTAACAGGCAATGAAAAAGGTAAATTCGAATGTGTTGATAGTAATAATACTAAAACAAGTTGTCCATGGGATTAATCCATAAATATTTATTTTAATGATATTATAATCCAAAAAAATCTTTAACTGAAATTATAGCATATTTTGCTTCAGTTTGATTATTTTTAGTTGTTATTTTTGGAGTATCTTCTGCCATAGTTGTTATATTATTTTCTGCTGCCATAGTTGTTATATTATTTTCTGCTGCCATAGTTGTTATATTATTTTCTGCTGCCATAGTTGTTATATTATTTTCTGC